AGTCTAGGTTTTGCTTCCATTATTTATCTAGTTATTTCGTTCTGCAGATTCTTGATTTCTTGAGAATTGATTTCCTGATTCAATGTCTCCAGCAATTATACTCACTGCTTCATCTATTATTACTTCTATGATATCATCTTTAAATTCAGATTGTACGTCTACTGTAGAGATAAGTCCGGTGTAGGGATCAGAACAATCTTTAATTTGAATTTTTCTTGGTTGTCTATAGTATGTAAGATATGCATCTTCAACATCAAACTCATTGTTAGTGTAAATATTTAGATCATTGTTTATCAATGTAGCAAATGTTTCACCCCACTCAAAGTTTGGTTGTTTAGATTTATCTCTTAATAGTTGACTCAAGTTTCCTTCTTCTCCTAGATACACAGTCATTCTTCTACTATCACAACAATCTTTTTTAGCAAAAGCATCTACTCTTTTCCACTGTAAATAGTTATCAGGAAGATCTGCAAAATAATAGTCTGTCTTTTTTGTAGTAACAATAGGTTCTTTAATCAGAAGTTTTTGTAAATCATCCTTTCTTCTATTGGATTGTTCATCACCTTCCTTAACCACATTAATACCATGAAGCTGTCTTCTTACCCAGTCTACCTGAGCTTTATTAAAAGACTCAACTACTTGCCAGCATGTTATATTGTCATAATCCTGACTGTCAAGCTTATTAAGCCTTTGCTTCATCTTTATTGTTATGGTACTATTTAACATCTCTTATTTCTTTTTGGACTTTACAGAACCACCTTTTTTCAGTTGTCTCTCTGGAGGTAAAATAAGTTCTTGTTCTTCAGTTTTATAATCCGGATACCTACGCTCTAACTCAGCTTCTCTAACTTCATCAACTCTACTAACATAATTTTTTTTATTTCTACCACTTATTACTTGTTGACCTATACTTTCATTAGTACCCAATGATTTAGAACCTTTTTGATTAGAATATCTATTGGAAACTCTATCAAATTTATTTTTAGAAATCTCTTTAAATTTAGTGTTTCCAAAAATATTAGTTTTATTCATTACATACTTATTAGGATCTTCTCCATAACCATTAGTTTGAATACCATCTCTAGCTTTAGTTAAAGAGTTTTTTACAACCTTTTGTCTAGCCTCATTTGCTTTTCTAAAAAAAGTTAATGGGTTTTCCTTATTAGTCTTTTTCATTTTATTTGTTTTTTGCCATTGCTTTAAAAGTTCTTGCCAAAGCTTTTCTCTTTGGAGTACATGTAGGTTTTGACATAGGAGTACAATAACCTTTATGTTTAGGATTGACTGCTTTTTGAATCCACTTCTTATCAGTTTTTTTCTTTGCAGTAGCCATGATTACTTTTTCTTTGCATTTCTTTTTGCACCAGTAATAATGTCTGCTCTTGTAATTTTATTTTTTGGAGCAGCTAATGCAGCTAACTTAGCACGTTTTGAAACAGTACCACCCTTTTTCATCATTCCATTTTTACCATCTGTTTGACCAGCACCAGCAGCATAAGGAATTCCAGCAGCTATTGAACCACCATTTTTCATTATTTTTTTTGCAGGTCCACCGCAACTCATACATTTACCCATGATATTTTATTTTTAAAAGTTAACAATTCCATTTTCTAAGTGCAAGAGCTTTTCTAGTAGCTCTTCCCTTTTCATCCTTCATAGGACCTTTAACACCAGACATTCTAGCACAAAAAGATTTTCTTCTATTTGCATCTTTACTGCCTGCTTTTAACTTTGATGGTTTAGTTGTTACAGCCATCTTAAGTTTGCTTCCAGGATTTTCTCTTCTGTAGGAAGCAACACCTTTAGCATTTAATCCTCCAGTAGGGTTCTTACCTTCTTTTCTAGTCCAAGCTGCAGTCTTTGCCATTATGATTTCTTTTTAGACGTTGCTTTAATCTTCTTCTCTTGTTTAAGCATTGCTACAGTAGGTTTCTTTCCAGAACCTTTATTATCACGGATGTTATCCCAGAGACCTCTCTGGGAATAACTACCGTCTTTTCTTTTAAGCATTTGCTTAGACATATTAACAAGATTTTTTCATACTCATGCCATACTTAGCTTTAGGTACTGCTGTCTTAGGAGCTTTAGTAATACCACCAACTTTGCCTTTAGGAGTTTTATCTGCAGACATTAATTTTTTAGATTTAGTCTTAGTAACATTTGCATTTTTCATTTTATATTTATTTTAAGTGTTCCAATATTTTTCACATGAAGCAATCATGTCTTTTAAAATATCCTCATTTAAAGGATTTTTTAAATGCTCAAGCACATCTGATACATTTCTTCCAAGTAAACTATTTGTTTTAGAATGATAAATATAACCATCAGGCTTACTTATAATATACTTAAAAAATGTGGAATCACGTACAATTGATTTAATTTTTAATGTTTCCATATCTAAATTAACTGCATCAATAAATGTTTTTGCAGCTCGTTCCTTATTAGATTCAGCACCATCACCAGAAATATATCTATCCATATTTTCATAGATAACATCTAATGGTGTTGACTTTCTGTACTGAGAACTATTAGCATCAACTACTTTAGCAATGTAGAATAACTTAGTACTGTTTTTGTCAAATAATTTCTGAAGTTCTGACAATGCTTTGTTACGCATTTTCTTGTATTCAGTTCTTACCATAACTGTTTCTTCTTCCTTATCTAGGTAGAATTTTGGTGGTGTTGGTTTTGATCTTGCATCATCATAACTTTTTGCAATCATTGCAAAACCTCCAGCTTCAATTGCATGAAGTTTAATTCTATCAAAAGGTTTCAGTGGATCTAAGTATACTGGTTCATTTCCACAAGCCATACTTATTTTATTCCAAAATTCTTTATTATCTGGTTTAAGTAACTTTACTTTATTCCAGAACTCTTTATCATCAACCTCCAGAATATTAGCAGCAAGCTCTCTCTCTAATTCAGCAATAGAGAATCTTATCTCTTTTATTCTTGCATCTCTGGCTTCAATAGTAAGTAATTTAATTTCAGGTGCAAATTCATTCAATCCTGTAATGTATCTAATTACTCCGTTGTTTTCTAAACATGCTAATTGTTCATTATGAGTTACTCCGTCATAAAGACTCATCCCATAATCTTCAAGCCCCATGTTTCCGGCTTGTTTGTCAAAATAAGGTCTAACTGCAATAGATGTTTTTTTAATACTGCCGACACCTACTTCGACCATTGTGAAATTTTCCATTTTGTTGTTGGTTTTAAATTATTAAGTTTTTTATTCTAAAAGTAAAAAAGGGGCAGGTATAAACCCACCCCATTTTTTATGTTGTCTGGTTAGAATGATCCACCAGTGATAGGGTTTCTCATAACAATCTTTAAGACTTTAGTTGGATCTTTTACCCAAATAGCCGGCATTGTTTGAGACATCATTACACGGTAACCATTGAATTGACCAGAAGACTGGAATCCTTGTGTTCTACCCATGTAGTCCATTGTACCATTTTGATACCACCATTTCAATTGATTATCCCAAGACAACTTCAATAAGTAGATATTGTCATTAGTATTATCAGTGATATCAAAGATAATGAACGAGTAAGATGATAATGGGAAACCATCAATGATTGGGTTTTCAATATCATTTGTATGTACGTTGTCGAATGCTGGGTTCAATACAAACTTAACATTTGCCAAGAAAGGAATTACATAAGAAGTGTATGCAAATCCAAAGTTCAAGTCCATACCTTTACCAGTGATTGCACCAATATCAGCAGCTTGAATCAATAAACCAGATGCAACAGCTTCTTTTTTAATTGCTTCATTTACCATTCTCATTCCACCCATACCAGTTTGAACTACTAGAGATCTTTTTGGATCTGGACCTTGGAACTCAACCTTACCATTGAAGAAGTTGTAGATTTCTCCACGGAACAAATCAAGAGTAAAGTTATTTTTGTTGTAGATTCTTTTGAAAGAGTTATCCAACTGTCTCCAAAGACCGACTGATAATCTGATATCATCTGGACCATCTTGACGAACTCTACCACCTTGTCCCCACATTAAGTAAGTTTCAATGTCGGTAGCTACTTTTGTCAAGTGAGCAGATTCCATTTGAGTTAAGAATGTTCTAGATAAGTCACCGTTGTCAAATGCACGTTTAACTTTGTCTTTACCCATTACTTTAACCATGTCATCTAAAGATGCAATAGATGGATCAATGTTCTTGTCAAATGTTCTCCAGATCTCAGTTACAGGAACTGTACCATCTGCATTCATTCCACCTTTGATCATCAAGTCTGCACGAGAAGATATAGAATAGTGAACGTGAGCTTCAGCACCACCAACAAAGTTATAGAATTCACGGAATCCAGTTCTTGTTGTGATGTCAGAAAATCTTTCACCGTACTCTCCACGAGCAGAACCTTTACGGAATACTTTAGTACCGTTAGCTAAGTACTTGTTGTCAATGTATTTGTAGTTGTCATTGTTTACCAACTGTACAGTATAGATAAATCCATCACCTAAAGGTAAGATATCTTCGTCTGTAATGTACATCTCAACACCGTTGTATTTGTCATATGTGATGATATCACCATGTCCAAACTCACGTCTGTTTAACTTGATACGGAATGTTGTACCATCTACACCTTTGAAATCATTGTTTGGTTCAATGTCTTCGATGATATAAGGAAGATCCACAGATACTGGGGTCTGCCATCTATACTCTCCACGAGCATTATCTACCATGATTACATTTTTACCACCAAATGAGGACATTTGATAAAGTGGCATTTCAACTTTTTGAGCCATAGCCCATAGATCCACAGGACCTAAGTCCATTGGTTCTGCATCTTTTAGCATGTTTACCAGGTGGTAAGAATCCACGTGGGAACTTGCATTGTAAGCGGTATCCCGGAGGAAAATACCATTATTCATTACTGGAGTTGCCATTTTTTATTTTGTTTTTATTTGTTACTAATTAAAATCTTCTGAACATAGTCCCCTTAGAAAGTTTTCTAGGTTCAGATTTTGATGTTGGCCTTCTAGGCTCATCATCATACTCGTTGTTAATAGAAGAAGTTATTTTTCTTGATTCTTCTGTTTTCAATTGTCTTACTACTTTTTCTGTAGCTTGTTTACTTCCTTGATCTCTTACTTTACTTTTATAACCATTTGGATCTGCAAGTAACCATAGTGCTTCTGCAATTAAGTCATGTCTTGGTTCTACAAATTGATACTTCTCTAATAGGTGACCAAGTAAGTTAGTTGGTTTCCCTGATATAGAAGGGTAATTTGGTTGAACTAGTCCGGAGAATAATAATCCTTGAACTTTTTTGTCAAGCTTCAAACCACCAATTGTACCACCAGCTAATGTACTATAAACATTTTCTTGATATGCTTTTGCTTGTTCTGCTTGCATAGTCTTCTTATGTTCTTGTTCTGCTAACTGTCTTGCAATAATTTCTTCTTGCATCATATCTAACTTAGGTTTAAATTGATTAGCTTTTTGTTCTAATCTATTTAAATCTTTCCAGTCTTGGATCTCAGCTTCAATTTCTTCTGCTGTTCCAAAGCCTGTAGTGTGAAGATATGCTCTTGCAATTTCTGCTTGATCATATTCATCTGAAGGATCAAGTTGTCTCATTTCTTCTACATGTGCTAGTGTTCTAAATAAACCTTTAAGGTCTTGTCCACCATCTGCTACATATTTTGCTGCTACTTGAAGTTCTTCAGGAAGTGCATTAAAGAATTCTCTTGGAGTATTTTCTCTAATTGCATTTTCTCTTTCTTGGAAGTTTGCTTCAAAAAGTTCTCTAAAATCTTTTGTTGTATATTCTTCTAATGGTTTCTCATCATCAAAACCAATTAAAGAACCTTCCTCAATCATTTTACTAGCTAACTCAGCAAGACCTGATTTATCAACCTTTGGTCTTCCTTTATTACCTGCTTCTTCTTCTTGAGCAATAAGATTATCAAGTTCATTGATAGTTTCATCAACTTCAATCTTTTTTTCTGCAGCTTCCTTCTTATCTTCTAAAGTAGTGGAAGGATTGTCAAAGAACGTAGTATCTACATTTTCTTTATAAAACATTGATTTAGGTTTTTCATTATCAGAATCTGGTAGCATTACACTTTCAGCTCCGGGCATTCCAAACAATTCATCAATATTTACATTTACTTGATCTACCGTTGTAGAATCAACAACCTCATTGAGGTCTTTTGTTTCATCAGTCATTCTTGTTGGTTTTATGTTATACTTTAATATACAAAAATAAACTTGAAAAATTTACATGTCTGTAAAAAAAAATTGTAGTATATAGCTAAATACTATTTTTGTTTTCCAGATTTTACATCAAATTTATTTTTATTCTCTTGTGCTACTTGTAATTGTTTATCAGCAATCTCTTTTTGAGCTTGAATTTTCTCTCTCTCCATTTGATTTTTCTGATTCTCAATTGTCATTCTATTTACTTCTTTCTCTCTTTGTAAACCTGCTTGCTCTTGATATTGTTCTGTATCTCTAATATCTTTCATAGCATCTTGATAATCTGACATTTGATTTTGATCAACATCTGCAGTAGCACCGTAACCTGCAGCTCTAATTTCAGCAACAAGGATATCTCTTTGTCTATCTTTTTCTTTTTCAGCCATTTCAGAATCAATTTTCATTTTCTCAATTTCTTGTTGAGATTGAATTTGTTGTTCCTGCATTTGTTGTTGCTGTTGCATTTCTTGTTGTTTCTGTTGTTGTTGTTTTTGTTCAGATTCTTTTAATGCTGCATTTAATTGAGCAATTGAATCTGACTGAACAACTTTACCAAGATCATAGATAGAAGCACCAGTAGTATTATTCTGAAGAGCCATTTGTTTTAATTGCTCAAGAATAGATCTATGATTAGCAGTAGTACTTACTGCAATATTTAAATCTCTTAGTAATAAATCAGTACCATTAATCTCAAAGTTAACTTTCTCATCTGCTGTAGTAACATAAGTTAATCTAGCTGATGGTTTGGTAGAATGATAGTATTGTGCCAAGTCAGTTCTCATTTGATGTACTCTTGGCATTAAATAATCACAGTGTTGAATAAAGAATATTTCTGTCTGTGCATAAGAAGCTGCAACAGCTTGTTCTACTCCAGTAGCAGTTTGTTGTGATAACTGTTGTCCCATTCTTTGTGGATTAACTCCAATCACCTCATATGCTTGTTGTTTAAAGTAGTTAGCAAGTTGGATTCTTGACATCAATCTATTTGTTTGCTCTAAGTCTAATTTTTGGAAATGTTGAAAATTAGTAGCATTTTCAGTATTTGTAATTGATGTATCCAATGGAAGAATTTGGAAGTTCTTCATTGCAACAAAAGCTTTTGCATAATTACCTTTCCCCCAGTCTTCTCCTAATGAGTGACGAGGTAATGCATTTTGATCAAGCATAATTACTGTACCAAGTTCATCTACTAGGATATCTGCAATCTGATTATTAACAATGTTGTATCCAATCTGGTATGGTTTCATTAAGTCAAGCAATGCAGTAGACTTAGTATTTCTATCTGAGAATACAGAACCTTCTACAGGAAGTTTACAACCATACAAAGAATTGTCTCCTTTAAATTGAAACTTAAGTGGGCCAATATGATTTTTATTAACACCAATATAAATTGGAGAGAATCCACCAGGATTATTCATACCCCAAAATGAAGGTACATTTGGACCAATTTTAACACCACCCCATACTTCATTAATCCAGATCCAATCAATATGTTCTCCAAACAATAAATTATCTTTTGTTTTGTTTTTGAAAACTCTTGTGTCATAAATAGGTTTATCTGTAATTACATAATCTTCAGATATTATGTCATTCGATACTTCTCCTTCTTCAGTAATCTTAACCAAGTGTCCAATTTTCTTTTGAGACTTCCAGTATCCAGTAGTTACTCTAAGCAAATAAGCAGTACCTTGATCATAATAGTCTTCTCCTTCAGCCATGATTTGACTAATTACATCAGCACCATCTAGTATATTACCAGCCATAAAAGATGTATATTGTCTGTATGCTAATGAAGGCATGTTAGTATTCCAGTCATGTGATTTAGTTCCATCATAAAATGAACCATCATTTTGTAGACCTCCAATGTTATATCCCCCTGATCTAATTGGATATACATTCTCTAATGCTTCATGTTGTTCCTGTGTAAGAACGTGACCAAATTTATCAATAACATCTGATACAGTAAACATATCAGTTTTACCTACCCAGTTTGATTGAGAAATATATCTAATATCTGGAGACTTGTGATAGAATGTAAGAACAGGATTCCATAATTCTACTTCATAATCATCTTCCATCATTTGGAAATGCCAGAATTCTCTGTCTGTAATAAGCATATCACGGAAACCTCTTTCCTCTAGCTCATCCATTCTAAATCTTTCTACATCCACAGCATGTTGGTGAGAAGCCCATTGTTCTACCATAGAACGGTAATCTTTCTTAAAGAACTGTTCAATTTGTGGTAGTTGTTTTATAGCATCCGGAGCTAGTTGTTGTTTTGCTTCTTCAGATTCAGGATCAAGTCCTTGTTCTAACATTGCTGCAACTATTTTTGTTTGAGCATCTGTCATTAATGTTTCTTCTACTTGTGCTCTTTTTTGTTCAAGCATCTCATTGTAAGAAAAATCATCAATAGCTCTATATGTTAATTTAGTAGATCTCTTAGCAAATTCAGCTACTAAAACATTAATAACATTTGGAATAATTGGATAAAATTTTAATTCTAATGCTGAGTAATCGTCTTGAACAAGAGTTTCTACTATATCTCTATACTCATTGTTTTCTTCAATAATATAATCTGTTTTGTCAATAACACCTTTTGCTAATTTATAATTCTTCATTAGTCTTCTAGCATTTCTACGGATTTGTTTCAATCCTTGCCACTCCAACCAATCAAGATTCCATGCTGCCCATTCTTCAGTTTTATCTTTTTTAGGAATAAACTGTAATGGTTGGGTAATACTACCCATCCTGTTTTGTTCAGTCTTAGCACCTTTCTTAGCCTGTAATGCGTTTATTATTTGCATAACTTATTATTTAATATTTTTAAATGCAGATTTTTTGAATCCACTATTGAGCATATTGGTTTTTCCACCACCCATGTGTCTAAACATACTCTTATTTAATTTAAACAAATTTTCTGACTTTTGCAAGTTTTTGGCAGTATCATCCATGATTACTTTTTTAGTATAACCTCTATTTGTTTGTTGTATCCTCATGAATGCAACCAATGCAGCAAAAGAAACTAACCTATCCACATTGACTCCTGGTGCATACTCTCTCATCTCTTGGAGTAACATTTGATCAGGAATTCTTTCAATGCCATATTTTGTACGTACAATTGAACCATCAGCTTTAGTTTCTACATCAAGTTCTTCTTTACAGTATTCAATAGCATAACTTAATAAGTGAGCTTTAAATAATGTACCAGTATTTTTCCACCCATACTCCTGGAAGACGTTAGCATTTGCACCAAGATCTTTTAAGAACATGATTTGGCTTTTAGGTACCAAGTATCTTTGTTTTTTTCTAGACATCATATACTGAATAAATAAGGAAATGTTATTCTCAATAACAGTCCAAGCATTGTACCATTCAATAATTAACTCAAGTTTTTGATGTGTTTTATTTATATCATCATATCTACCACACCAAGCTGCTACAATTTTATCTGGTTCTATATAAGTTTCTGTCTCTGTTCCGGTTATTTTAGTTACCTCTATAGGAGCTTTCATAACATAGATAGAACATAATGATTCAGATGTAGTTGTCTTACCTTCTGATACGGGGTCAATAGAGGCATAGTACTGACCAAATGATGGTTCAGCTACTGGTCTTTCCCATACAACAAGACAGCCTGTTTTATCTTCAGTCTTCTTGGTCATTGGAAACTCCTTGATTGGTTGTTTATTAGATGCTTTTACAACTGGTTTTCCATTCTCATCTGTACTAATGTCTAAGAACTCATAACCATATTCTTTATCTTCAATTCTTCTTTGTTGTGCAGTAAGTAAATGTGTTGGGAATACAGATACAGTTCTATGTGCAAATGCTTCTTCAATGTTTCTAGGATGCTGAGATATCCTTAACTGGTAGTCTTCTGGGGATAATTCATCTTTCCATTTAGCAAACTGTTCATCTAAAGCTTGTAATGCATCTTCTACAAGTGAATTACCATACTCATCAATATGTGGTGGCATAGACCATTGCTCAGGAATAAATAATCCTGACATACCTATAGTACCTTTTGCATCTATTAGATTTGTTTCAACAGCATAAATGTCTTTTGAAGTAGGGTTGAGGATCATATCCCTTAGAGGATTACATTGAGATAAGTCACCCACAGATCCTGCGGCCATGAACATTCCTGTTGTAATCATACCAGATCTCATGGCTGGTCTCATATACTCATATGTCTGATCCATTTTAGGTGCAATCCCAGCTTCCTCATGAAAGAAGTATTTTACTGGACCACCTACACCATTTGTAGGATCTTTTTCAAAAGACATGCCTTGCATAGTACCTTTTAAACCTACTTCATTCTTTCTATCTCCTTTTCTAACCTCAATCTTTTGTTGCCACATTAATACTTTGTCTGGAGACATTGGTCTATACCATGCAGTATGTTCATTTAAGAATGCTGCATACTCAGACATAAATTTCCATGAACCTTTCTCATTGATATAATCTTTAAGACTAGCTCCCATTTTTAAGGTAACTCCAGATTCAAACCAGAGTTGATTAAGTAACTTAGAAATGTGGAAGTATGATGATGCTATCTGACGTTTCTTTAGAATAGCAACATGTTGATAATTAAGTTCTGCTAATAGTTCATATATTGCCATATGATACTGTGCATCTCTGACTTTAGCAAAACCAAAGTTTTGTTCTTCTTTATCAAAGATAGGTAAGAAGTTTAACCACATGTAGTAATCTCTTGTTAGATACCACGTCTTACTATTGTTTTTATATAATACACCTTTTCTACATTTATGTTTTTCATTATCCCAGTAGTTAATAAAATCTTTAGATTTAAAAGGTGCTGTACAATATACATTGTTTTGTTTAAATTTTACAGACTGCTCGTTAAATATGAAACTTGTTTCATCAAATTCATATTGACCAGGTTCTTTAAAGAGTTCTTGAATAACATCGGAAAATTCTTGTCTAGAGTCATAACTAACTGTAGTCCAATTACCATTATCCCAACAGGGTATATCTTCGTATATTTGACTCATAATTAACTATCATAAGCTAATCCCTGTCCACCTCTAACTTTACTTGATTGTTCATCTTGAAGATCTTTGTAAACTCCTTTAAATGATGCTCTAATCTGATCAAAGTTTTTAGCTGCAGCAACTAGTGAATTAATGTTACCATCTCTTCCTGCTGTAATCTGTGTAGTCTCCATGTATCTAGCCAATCTATCTAACATGGATGCCATACCTTTGTAGGCTCTTGATGTAGGAGTTTCATACATTCTTTGGCAAAACTGTAATGCAATAAATATATCATCTTCCTCTGGAGAAAACTCTGCTTGTATCTCTTGTAGGATAATTGGTTCTTTATCTATCTCAGGAGTATGAAAGAAAGGATTCATATCTGGATTAGGACACGTCATATAAAACAAGTATAGATAAATCTTAAGATGATCTTCAGGATATTTATCCATTATATCTTTAAGAGCTTTTAGTGTATAGCAATGTTCTGTTGGAACTACTACTCCATTTTGTACATCAAATAGTCTTGTTATCATTTCTTTTTAATTTTGTGTTTGTTGTTTTGTAAAAAATGCATAATACTAATTACTTCATCTACGAGATAAGGTACTGACATAGGAGTAACTTCTTTGACAATTGGATTACCATCATGATCTAACTTAGCAATAGGGTAACCCCATTTGTCTTCTTTTTCTTGTTCAAATGTAATATGATGTATAAAAATTCTTCCTGGTTTTAATTTGGGATTATGCTTAAGTATAATATACATATAAATACTCAACTGTAATGCATAATGATTAAAGTTACAATCATCTAAATGACTTATAGGATCAAGCATTTTTTCTGATACACCTTCCCAATTAGTAAATGCTTCAGTCTTAATTTCTTTATTAGTCTTATAATCAATTATATTTACTTTACTATTGACTACTTCAACTAAATCTGATTGACCACATATACCTGCAGATCTTAAATAAACCATATGTTCTGGATATATACCAGAGTCAAGTTTTTGTAAAGGGGCATATCTAATACCATCAGTTTCACCAGATGGTGCAAATACAGGAATAGTAACTCCTTCTCTTTCTATAGAAGCAAAAGAACATAAGTCATCTTCTCTTTGAT